GGCTTAATCAACCTATTGGAAAAGGGTTAAAAGGATTTAAAGATAGAATGTTTAAAGTTAGTGCAGGCGTTAGAGTTTTAGAGGTAACAGTAGAAAAGACAAGAAAGAATTATTATCATCCGCATTTGCATTGTATATTTTTTATTCCACGGATGGAAGAAGGTGAACATAACGAAAAGTTTGATAAATACATACAGGGTGCTTATCAACGAAAAACTAACAAAATTTTATATTATAGTAATGCAGATATTTTCATTATGAGGTTATGGAAATTTGCTTATGACAATATAAAATTGACTTCAAAAAACTTCTTGAATACTGATTTGGTAGACGATATTTGGTACAATCTATATCAATGTGATATCAGAGAAATGGATGATCCTAAAGGGGTATATGAAGTTTTAAAGTATACTTATAAGGATTCAGATATTAAAACTTATGAAATTTTTAAAACCTTGTATCTTGCACTAGAAAGTAAGAGGATAAGGCAGACATTTGGAGAGTTGTATAATATAGATTTAGAAAAAGAATGTGGTGAGAAATTGTCATTGGAAGATTTCTTGGAGATAGAAAAAAATGAACTTCCAGAGCAGATAACCACTAAGGAAATTCACGAACTAACTACAACATATCATGAATATAAGAAAATTTCAAGGTTTAAATCATATGAAGAAATAGAAAATATAGACTAATCTTCTTTAGGTGGAAATAGCTCCTCAATATCTGTGTTGAGGGCTTTTTTTATTTTAATTGCAAGGTCAACTTTTGGGTTATAGTTTTTATTTTCTATGTTTTGTATTGTATTTAATGTTACATCGCAAATTCTTGCTAATTTCTCCTGTGTTAGTCCTTTTTTTATCCTAAAATCTTTTACATTGTTCATTTGTTTCCCTCCTTAATTTATTATACAAAATTTGGTAATAAATGTATATAAGGTTAAGTTGGTAAATATAAATATGTATTAAAATAATTTTACATAGGAAAATTGGTCAATATTTGTCTATATGTTTTTATTTACCAATTAAACTATATATAGTATAATTAGTATAATAAAGGAAGGAGGGGTAAAAAATGCCAGTATATTTTAGTGGAATTTTAGAAGATGTAAAAGCTTATGAGGGGAAAAACGGATTTGGTGCTAATGTTACAATTTCTAGCAAGATAGGTAAGCGAACCAAGAGAATAGAATTTCGTGTTAATGAAAAGGCAACAGCAGAAAAACTTGAGTCCTTACTCGGTGAAGAAGTAACAATAAAAATCGAACTTGAACAAAATTCTTTTGGTTTAAGACTTGGTAATCTGTTAGAAGTTGCATAATGGAAGGGTTAGAGGTTATTACAAACCCTGTAACATACGAACAAATAGAGTTACTTACACATCATGCAGAAACAATAATTCAAGCTTTTAAATATAGCTTCGTTCTTGTAGGTATTATAGCGGGTTTACTTGTTATAAATATGTTTGCGGGAGTGTGGGGGAAAAATGCTAGATAGTGAAGTTATGGACTTATTCATACAGGGAATACAATGGGGAACTGGTTTAGGTTTAATTTCATTTTTAATTTCATGGGGAATAAGTTTAATACCTAATTTGCTTAATAAAATAATTTAAATATAAAGGGGGTTTTTAAAATGACACCAGCAACACTGGAAACAGCTTTAACAGCTGCAAAAACTGACATTATGGGAAATCTTACAATGGCTGCACCAATCGCTATTTCAATTATGGGTGCATTTCTTGCTTGGAAATATGGTGTAAAATTCTTTAAAGGCTTAGCCAAGTAAGGAAATTGAGTGGGTAACCACTCTTTTTTATTTTATGAAAGGGGGATTTTAAGTAATGAAAAATAAATTTAAAAGAATGTTATCAGTTTTGTTATTATCTATGTTTCTCGTCATTAATCCACTTGCTGACTATCATAGAGCAAAAGCTGTAGAACCTATTTCTATGACAATAGCAGCTTTAGGATTAACAACGGGAACCGTTGCACTGTGCGTTGTTGCTTTAGGACTTGGTGCAGTTGCTATTGGGTATACGGTAAAGAATTGGGATTTAATAAAATTTACAGGGCAAAGAATTTGGGATAACTTAGTCAATAAAGGCATTGACCCAAAGACAATAACAGATGGTACAAAAGTTAAATATAATCAAGCTTATAAAGATGCACTTATTGAAACAACTGAAAATATACCTACCGAAATAGAAGTTCTAGAAGATGGTACTCAAGTAATTTTGAATAGTCCAATAGATCTGTTTGCATTTAAATACTATTTATTTCCTGTTTCTTTTACTATTAGCGAAGGAAAAACAGCAGTATTTAAATTCACTAATGTAGATGGCAAATTGTATCCAACGGATTATTTTGATATTTTTTCTAGTTATCACTTTGTAAATCCTTTCAATAAGCAATTAACATCTAACTATACAAAAAGTAGAGTTGTAAGTGCTGATAGAACAACTATGACTATGACAATAGGATTCACAGGAAATTATGGCGAAAATGTTGTTGGTTGGAACGCTATGGGCGGTCAAGGGTATGGTGCAAAAAGAATAGAGTATGTGCAAGGTGCTGTTAGTAGAAAGATTTCTACTGCTGAAGCTTATAAAAATGTTCCTATAAGTGCTGATGAAAGAAGGTCATTACTAAACAGGACAGTTGATACAGATAAGACAATAACTTATAACCAAACTGCAGAACTAGCTGATGCAACAACTCAAGATTTAAATAGAATATCAACTCAAGATTATGCAGAACCTTCCCAAACTGGTATATTATCAAGCATATTAGATGCTGTTAGAAGTTTACCTGCAAAATTAGAAATGATAATTAATCCACCTGTACCACAAAATGTCACTATTGATTTTACACCTTTTCAAGCCATAGATTTAACAAGAAAATTTCCTTTTAGTATTCCATGGGATATATTATCATCCTTTAACGCTTTTGCTAATGTCGGAAGTAGTGCGCCAAAATGGAATTTAGACTTTACGAAACTTCATGGAGGTATGGTTTATACATTAGATTTAAGCGTATTAAATCCTTTGGCTGCTATTATGCGGTGGGGTATTTTAATTCTTTTTAATTTGGGTCTTATACTCAAAACTAAAAACATTATGAAGGGGTAATTATATGGGTAATTTTTTAATTGGAATGCTAAATGAGATTATAAAGGGTTTAGCAAGTGCTCTTAATTTAATATTTTCATTACTACCTACTTCACCTTTTCAGCTTGTAAGCAACTCTGGTGTAGGAAATTTTCTTAATAATTTAGGTTGGATTATTCCTGTTTCACAAATATTATCTATATTGCAAGCTTGGGCAACTGCAATCGGTATATATTATGTCGTTCAAGTTGGTTTAAGGTGGATAAAAGCAATAGAATAATTTACTAATTTTGTATTGACATTGTCATGACATATTGTTATACTAAATATGAAAGTGAGGTGTCAGTAATGGCAAATAAAAATAAAAAAATAGAAATGCGTGTTTCAGAAGAAGAAAAGGAATTTATTGAATTTATGGCTTCTTATAAGGCTTTAAAAGTATCGCAGTATCTTCTTAGTCTAGCAAAACAAGATTTTAATTCATGTGAACTTAAGAATTATGCAAAAAAGCTTGATGTAAATGATAGAGGTTCGACGAATTAAAATTTAGATTTATTCTCAGCTACGCTTAACGTCGACCGGAAAGTCGGTAGTGCGCCGTTCTTTATCGTTAGACAATGTTGGAAGATATTTGAGCGTAAAATAAAAATTCCTTCTTCTGAAAAAAAGAAAGGAAGATTTTATGATTTATTTATATTCTGGTACTCCGGGCTCTGGGAAATCATTACATGTTGCTCATGATATATTTACTAAGTTAAGACTTAAAAAACAGTCTGTAATTGCTAATTTTGATATTAATTTAGATGTTGTATCTTCTAAACTCTTTAGTAAGAAAAAGAAGAAAATAGGTGATTTTGTCTATAAAGATAATTATGAGCTTACAGTTAAGTTTTTAGTTGATTATGCTTATAAAAATCACAAGATAGGCAAGGAAGGGCAGACGTTAATTTGTATTGATGAATGTCAAATTATTTTTAATCCTCGTGAATTTCAGCGTAAAGATAGGCTTGAGTGGATTGAGTTTTTTACACAGCATAGAAAGCTTGGATACAATATAATTCTTACTACACAAAATGATAGGCTTATAGATAGGCAAATTAGAGGATTAATAGAGTATAACGTTATTCACAGGAAAGTGAACAACTTTAAGATAGGGCAATTATTTCCTGTCAAAACATTTGTTGCTGTTAATTATTGGTATGGTGTTAAAGAAAAGCTTGGAGTTGAATTTTTTGTTTATAGAAAAAAGCTAGGCAATTTATATAACAGTTACAAAATGTTTGATGAAAAATTAGATGCGGAAAAGGAAGAAAATAAAAATATGGTAGTTTTTAATGTAAAGGATAAGGTAAAGAATGAAAACGTACCTGTAAGAGATTCTTCGGGGGGTGTCCGTAAGGACGGGGGGACCCACGAAGAGTTACTTACAGGAGATGTTTAACTCTCTACTCGATACTATACAAACAAGTCTACACAAATTGCTTTAAGTTTTAAATTTGGGGGGCAAAAATGAACTATACAAACGAGTTTTTAGAGAAGTTAAAAAAGAAGGCAAAACTTAAAGATAGATATGGAAATTACTTTTATAGAATGTCTATGGCTTATGGTTATGATGATATGAACATTATGAGCGAAAAGTATTTAAAGAAATGTAATAGAATTAAAAATTGCTTAAATATATGGGTTTGGGATAAATACGAAAAAAATAAATTACTCGATTTACAGATGCTTAATAGATGCAATATGCGTAATTGTCCTGTTTGCAAGACATGGGATATTGCAAAGGCAATTCATAATTTTAAGCCTGGATTTAATGAGATGCAGAAAGAAAATGATGCTTATTTGGTTACTTTAACTGTGCCTAATGTTCGTGGTGAAGAATTGAAGGAAACTATTGAAAAGATGTTTAAATCTTTTACAAAAATGATTAATT